TCAGTCAAATAAAAACAACATTGAAGAACTCATTCATTGTATTATTGATAAGGACTTGAAAACCCGTGCTGGCGATAAGATTATCAACAAGGCTATTCCTGACCATATTCCAGAGTTTAGTGTTGCTCTGGCAGATAAGTATGAACCTAAACTGGTAAGTTGGAAGGACGGTTGGTATGTTAGTCGTAAAATCGACGGGGCCAGATGTATCGCTATTGTTGATGAAAATGGCGATGCTTCTTTCTTCTCACGAACCGGAAAATCTTTTGATACCCTTGATGTTGTTGCTGGTGGAATCAAGGCACTGGGAATTACTAATGTTGTATTTGATGGTGAACTTTGTCTTGTTGATGACGAAGGCAACGAGGATTTTCAGGGGATTATGAAGCAACTGAAAAAGAAGGATCATACTATTCCTAATCCATCATATAAAATTTTTGATATGATTAGCCATGATGAGTTCTATAGTAAGAAAGGAGATAAGAATAGACCATATTCTATCAGATATGCTAATCTTTGTGCCGTTATGGAACCTAATGAATGTCCGTGCCTAACTATTCTTGAGCAAGAAGTTATTAGGGACGACGATCATTTTAATGAGTGGATTGCAAAGTCTACTAAAGAAAAATATGAAGGTCTTATGCTTCGTGCTGATGAACCGTACAAAGGAAAGCGTAGCAAAGATTTGCTCAAGTATAAAAGTTTTTTTGATGATGAATACGAAGTTATCGACACAGAAATGGGGCCATTTCGTTATGTGAAAGATGGTGCAGAGCATGAGGAGACTATGCTTTCTTGTGTTATGATTAACCATAAGGATTATACTGTGCGAGTTGGTAGCGGATTTAGTATTGAGCAACGTCAAGAGTTCTATAAGAATCCTAAGAAGATTCTTGGTAAGCAAATAACCGTACAGTATTTTGAAGAGACTAAGAATCAAGAGGGGAAATTAAGTCTTCGCTTCCCAACTTTTAAAGTTTTACACGGGTCTGCTAGAACGGTTTAAAGAATCGTGCTTGACAAGACGATAACGCTAGTGTAGAATGTTAGCATAACGCTTGAAACACTTTTGGAGAAACCCATGATCGTTGAGAATACTGTTGTCGAAAAAGAACCAGTTGTAATGAACACATCTAAGGCAGATGAGTTCTTTAAGAATTTTCCAAAGGATAAAGTAGTTGCATACAAAGACTATTGGGAAAGTGTTCGTCCTAAGACTAACGAAGATATTTTTCGTCGCTATCTCTTTGCTTTCATGAGCGTCCATACTACATGGGAAAGTAATGTTAAGGGTTATAATGCCGTTAAAAACTTCAATGAATGGATTGATGACAAAACATCACTTCTTGAAAAAATCAAAAACAGTGGAGTCGGTCTTCATAATAATCGTACAGAATATATTTGGAATTTTAAGGATAAGTTTTGGGTCAATCCTAAAGATTATATTATAACAACTAAGAAATATCATGTTAAGAAACGTGATAGCATCATAAATAAAATTCGTGGATTAGGAGCAGCGAAAATCTCATTCAGTTGCGAGATGCAGAATCCTAATGAATGTAGAGTAGTGTGTTTGGACGTTCATTTGCTTAGACTTTATGGTTGCGAGAATCTAAAATATAACAAAAGCCCAAAGGGCATGGTTATGTACAAAAATATCGAAAGGCATTGGAGCATTAACTGTGGTAGAACAAATGTGCCTTGTTATATCATGAGGTCTTTGTATTGGAATACTTTGCAGAATCAAGAGAATTGTCGCTACTGGAGTCATTGTTTAGAATCATAAAGCATCCAACCTCCTTTGGTTTTTTTAATCTTTTTCTTAACTAATTTGTATATAATTTCTTCTCTTAGTATTTTTCTTATAGCATATATTCCATATCTAGTATCGGTTATTTTTTCTTGAGTATTAATATTGTATATAGTATATAAATTTTTATCGCAGTTAGCATTACTAAGTCCAGATTTGTCCGGCTCTGCTAAATTTTTAGCTAAAGACCATCCTTTATGACTTTTAAATCTTCCAGCCAGCATATTAGAAATACAACATTCTGTTAATTTATACTTTTTAATAAAATCAATTCTTTTACCCTCGTATTCCTTACCTTTTTTATGATAAAACTTATAAATAGTCTGGTCTGTTATAGACCTCTCCGGTCTTGCGTCGGTTTGTTTTTTAAAACTAGGGATAAGTCTATTGCATACTATTCTAGATCCTATATTGTATCGAGTTTTTGCAAAAATTAATGTTTTCATAGTACCATTTTGTATCCAATATTTTTTTAATAAATTTTTTGTTTTATGAGGTATTTTAATCCAACATGCGTGTTTATGTCCATAGCGATCTGGTGGTCTAATAGCATCAAATATCATGTTATATGATTGTTTTTTATATTTACTGGCTATATTAAGATATTGTTGTTCTTTTTCTATTAAAAACGTCTTATCGCATTTTTCTATAATCTTAAACAGAAAGTTATTTTCTCCATCACGATTCCAAGATCTTTGTAGTTTAGGAGAATGATGATCATTTCTTTTTAATCGTTCTTTATGTTTTCTCCATCGATAATAAATATCACAACTTGACCCAACATAATATTTATTGTTTGTTCTATTAACAATTTTATATATTCCAGATACTTTTTGTCTCATATTGTAATTGTCCTTTCTTCTAGAAGAAGATACACCAACTCTACACCAAAACTATTATTTTCTTGACAGCCCGACAATCAGACGATATTATAAACATAAAAGGGACATTTCTGTATGGGTCAAAATGGAAAAGGTTCTAAAAAAAGACCACGATTAGTAGATCAAGAAACATGGGACAAAAACTATGAAAGAATCTTCAAAAAAAACAAAAATACTAAACGTGATAAAGTTCGAGAAAAATAAAACCACTTTCATATTATGTGATTGTAGGAGCGAGATTCTAGTATTAGATCATGATTCTGAGTATGGATTAACAGAACTGTCAATATATGAGAATATGTCATCTTATAGTCATAAAATGTCATTTTGGCAGAAATTGAGGTACATTTATCAAGTATTAGTACATAATCGCCCATATTCTGATCAAATTATTTTAAATGGAGAACAGATTGAACATATAACCAATTTTTTGATCTCAATAAAATAAAAATAGTGTATATTAAGTCGGAGGGCATTAATATGGAATATGATGTTTATATACAAGATAATTATTATAAAACAATTTCAGAAAATTTTGTCTCTGATATTCTAAGAATAGTAACCGCTGATATTCATAATAATATTGTTCCAAATTTCGATAGTTCTAAACCAGCATCAATAAAGATTATTCCTGTAACAAAATAATATGGAGATCATATTATGATAATGAAAAATACAGTTACTGATGAACTAGTTAATAAACTCTATCATCTAACAAAGGCTTTAAACCATGCAGAGTCTATCATAAAAGCCTTGGAACAAGAAAACAATTCTTTAAAAGAAACATTATCATCAATATATGATAGAGAAAATGTAATAAATACTGACTTTTTGGTAGAGGTATAAATGAGTCGTCTAACTAAAAATAGTCATGATAAAATGATATTCGGAGTTTGTGGAGGATTAGCACAAGCCACGGGCATAGATTCATCACTAATAAGATTAGGATTTATATTTGGGGCAATTTTTACTGGAAGTATTTTATTATGGATTTATTTAGGACTAGCAATACTACTCCCAATTGAAGATGAAAGATAAAATACCCACCCTAATTGATATCTGTTCAAAATTCAATTATAATCTTATATTATCTGGAAGTTTTGCTGATTATTTTTGGTTAAACTATCAAGACGTAGAGGACTTTGATTTTATAGTAGACTATGCTTTCTTTAATGATTTTATACAACAGAATACTGAGATAATGAAAGATTTTTTTGAGCGTTATGCTTTAAAGCATAGAATAGAAAATAAAAGATTATCCAGATATTTTTATTCTGGTTATCAAGTAGATATATTTGCACAAGAAATTGTACAGAAAAATGAGGTCGTTATGCTTGATAAACATCCCATATTAGTTACCCCACCAGATATTAGACTTAATAGTCTTATCAATCATAAATATGTAAAATCTAAAATGCCTGAAGAAGTGTATGATAGAAAAATAAAAAAAGTAAATGAAAGAATTGAATCATA